GGTGTACTCCGGGCTGGCCATTGGGAGTCCCGTCTCCGGGTCATACCCGGCGAGCGGATCGTCAATGTCGGGATTGGTAAGTTTTTCCGCCGCCCTAAAGGTGCGCCAGTTCTCTTCAGTCGCGACTTCTGGGTCGAAGAAATCTCTTCTCTGCGGAGTTTCCGTTGCCATATTGCCTAATTCCTCTTTCTAGTTCCCCGGCTCTGCCTTTGACTAGCAGCCCTCGACTGCGTCCCGGCCCGTTCCATTCTGACGCCGTCGCGCCGGAAGTCCACGCCTTCCACCCAAGTTTCACTCCATTTAAGGTTCACCCCAGACCCCCCCTTCGATGAATTGACCGCCTGAATTAGTTCTGACCTAGTCATCTCGCGGTACTTAGGGGCCACCCTATCTGCCGGATTGCTGCTTGACCTGAATTTTTTCTCACCAGCAGCCACTGCTGGAGCGTTGGTCATTTTGGTTTTGGGAATGGAAGTCCATTTTTGATTCAGTTGGTTACTGATTTTTTCATTCCAAACCCATAGCCTGTCACCACCTTCGCCAGCAGGTGGTAGCGTCATCCCGAACATTTCAAGTGATTCTGGCGATGGCCTGAAGTTCCTGAACAGTTCTCCCGGCTTATCCACTTCCACGCCTAAAGCAGACAACCTGCCTTTATACCACGCAACCGCTTCTGTTGTTGAGCCAGCGTGGCGTAGGTGTTTCTCGCTCTCGCCCGGTGTCCCTAGCCACCCAGTCTGGACTCTGGTGACATCCAGTTTCGGGTCTTTACCTACAAAAAAGTTCGTGACAGTGTCTACCACGTCCCCAAGCTCCATCCCCGAAGGTTCGACGCCGGGTTTTAAGACATCACTGCCTGCTGGGCGGCTACCGCCAAACCAGCCTTCCCCGATACTCTTTATGTCAATGTCGTTGTTCTTAACCGGGGTGCCGCCAGATTTATAGGAGGCGAAGGCTCCAGAGCTTGGTGGGAGACGGAGGTTCCCGTCACCGTCTCTCCGTATGTTCTGGTCAAAAGCGTGGAGCACCTGAGTTATGTCGTTGACGTATCTGGCATCCTTAACCGTTGCAATTCCCTCTGGCAAGCTGCCGTCACGTATGTTTTCACGGGCAGTTTCCCAGCTGGCCTGAGACTCGGGGCGCACGTCTATGCCTCCCCTAGTCCCCATCGTGAGACCCCCTCGCCGTGAGTGGTAGTCAACTCTGGCCTCTTCGGTGGTGTAATTTCTTTTGCCCGCAGGATAAGCCTCGTCAGCGGAGGCTGGGTTCTTCTCCTTTATCATAGCGAGAACATAATCATTCTCCTTCTCCATATCGAACGCCGCCTGTGCCGTAGCACTGAGTGGTGGCTTGGCTCTAGCCGCTATGCTAGCAGCAGTGAAGCGTCGAGTCTCCGCCATCTGTGATGTCTGCATCGCCTTATTAGCAACCATAATGCCGTCAGCCGTGAGTATCCCGTCTTTAATAAGGTCAACAGTCGGGATAGTGGTTGGGTTTGCCGGGTCTCGGTTGTTCGCCAGATGAGACCACGCCAGCTTCCCCGCTACTCCTATCGCACGCAGGTCTTCCTTCGCCTGATTCGTCTTCTCAGACCCGTGCATAACCCCAGCCCTCGCGGCGTCATCAGGAGCTATGTCCCACGCCTGCCTCTGGGAGTGGCTTAGCTTGCCAATCCTTTCAGTTTGATCTTTCGAGTCCTGCATCTTAGCAGCTACTGCTGCTTTATAGTCTATCTCCTCGTGCTCTGATCGCTTCAACTCCGTGTACTGTGTGTTGAATTTTTTGCTCGTGAAGATGGGGTTTAGTGTGTCTATATCCACCCCGGCATCCAGATCGTTCATAACCTCTGTCCATACAACAGCGTCAGCCGTCTCCCGGTCACTCTGCGCTTTCGCTCGCTGAGTCTCCGCTCGCTTGCCGTTAAGGCTTGCCAATTTATTCTTCGCATCCAGCGCAGCCCCCTCTACCCTAGCCCCCATTGTCGCATTATCATACTCATTCGTTAGCTCGTTCCCCTCAGCTATCGTGTGGTTGATCCAGTTCTGTGCAGCCAATCCTTCCAGCACATAAGGCATCTTCATATCTTCCCGCTCGGAAGACCGCAGGTTCATATCAATCAGGTTGTAGGTGCGGTCAGCCTCAACACCTGCCTTATATGTGGCCAAGTCAGCCTGTCGGCTAGCCAGATTGCTCTGGTCAATACGACTCTGGATAAGGGAAGCAGTGTTGGCAGCAGCCGTGTCAGCCTGCTGGCCGCGTGTCATCATCTGGCTCTGGAGATTCATCATCTCCGTCGCCCGAACGGCGGTACTCTGCTGGATGTGGTCATCCGTGATCTTCGGAGACCTGTAATCTGTATCAATCGCCCCAAGTAATTCTGCCATAATTATCTCCTCAATATCTCCTGATTATCTCCTACCCCATCCTGTAGGGATTTCCCATTCTGCCGGGGTTCCGCTGCTGCCAGCTCTGAGCCCCCGGCGCGGTGTTGGGGTGCGCCACAGTGAATGACCGGGAGACCCCCCCTCGCCCGACACCACTTGCGCTCGCCTGCTGCTTTTGCAACTCATAAGCCGTATTAGCCATCGCTGCCGAGTGCTCCGCTTGCGCTGCCGCATATTCCATCCGCCACTGATTGATGTTCTCGGCTGCCTGCTGGCTCGCGTATTGCTGGATTGGGATAAACATGCTCTCCACCCGCGTAGGCGTAGCCATCATCGTTTGCTTCATCCCCGCCATAAAGCCGGGTAGTGCCTGTAAAGCCTGCTGGCTGGCTGCTAGCATAGACTTCCCCATCCCACTCAAGCCCACGTTGATACCCGCCAATGATCCTGCTAAGCCCTGTTCCCGCGCCTTCGCTACATATTCCTGATTCATCAGGCTCTGCTCCTGCTGCGTGAACTCCCCCCGCAGCCGCGAGCTTAGCGTGCTGAGCCCTTCCTTCGCCACCTTACTGTAGTCGTCACCGAACACATGCTGCATCCCACGATCCAGCTGCGCTTGGCTGAAGTCTGTCAGCGTCTGCGCGGTGCCTTTCGCTTGGTCAATGCTCTCGTCGAAGATGCTGAAGTAATCCTTCTGCATCTTCTTATATTGCTCACCCCCGAATTTTTTATACTCGGGCACTTTTAATGCGCTATAGATTCCCATAGTATTTTCCTATTGTAAGTTGGGGATTCCGCCACCCCAAGTCGAGGCGTTCTGGAGCCTCGGTACTTGCACTTGACCGTCTCCCAGATAATGCAACAGCTGTTCCTCAAGTAGAACAACCGCACGCGCCTCGTAGGCAGCAGCCTCATCCACTAAATTGTTCTCCGCCTTACGCAAACTCAGCACCATCTCCTTCAGCGCACTCTCGTAGCCAATGATTAACCAGTCAGAGTCGTTCACCACCGGGATGAACCGGAGCTTGCCCACAACCGTCACCGTCTGGGTGGATTCGTCCGGCAGCCCAGCTATCAGGCTCCGACGATAGACCGGGCGAGTCTCAGTCGGGTCGTACTCGGCTATCAACCGCTTAGATACGTCGATCTCAGAGGCTGTGCCAGTCGTTTCAATCTCGTACCCCCACATGCTATAGGCACTGCTGTCCTTTTGGACTGCGCTGATGAGCGAGAGCTTGTTGATCGAGTCAATCCGGTGCGTGAACCCCGTTATGGTTGTGTCGGCCACCTCGGTGCCGCCGCCCAGCGTGATTATCTCCCCGTCAATTCTGGCGGTGCCGCTCGTTGTCCTGATCCAAGCTCCCGTGTCATCATAACCCTGAATGGTTATTGTCTTGGCGTCATCCGCTGAGTTGTAATAGAGCCGCAGCCTCTTATCCGGCGCAGTCGTGTCAATGTCCGAGAAGGTGCACGCAGTGCCTCTATCAATCAGCGTCAGGTTGTCCGCGCCAGTCGAGTCTGCCAGACCCGGCCCGGATGAGAGGAACTCAAACCAGCTGTTGCGAATCACAGAGGGAACCCCGTCGATGGCCACCGTCTCAATCGTCTCCAGCTGGCGCGGCCACGTAATCGTACCGTTGGAGTTGGCCACCGCGTAGCGGGCGTAGGAGTCCACCCACTTCCCTTTATAGAGAAGCCGCTCCTGCGCCTCGTTGATGTAGCCAACCACGCGGCTGTCCGTGGATGCCATTGAAAGCAGCTTGGCTATGACGGGCCTGATGTCTCCGAGAGTGCGCTTCATTTTTTAAGATTCCTATTTATTCTAAATCCAATGGACAGCCTTTTAGTGTCCGCGTACACGCAGTGCCAGAGAGGATCGTTGTCTCCGACACCAAACTGCCGCATTGACCACCCCTCTACGTCCCAACTTGTAGCACATTCACCGTTGAGGCGATAGCGAAAGAAGCTCTTCTTCGCCTGAAATGTGTGTGTGATATAGAGCCGAGTGTACGGAGCATCAGTGTTGGTGTGCCATCCCATATAGCCGCCCCCGGTAGGATACAAAAAGAATCCACTCAGCTGGATGCTGCTCTGAGGATACATCTTGGACAGCTCCCGCACCACCGAAACCAGACGCGGGCGTGGTACAATGAGCCTGTCCAAGCATTTGTTTGGAGCTTTTTCAATGTCCTCAATATCCGGGTCGGCCAGAATTTTCTCCAGTGCCTCTGGGGAGGTGCTCTTCTTAGCCAGAGTATTGTTTCGCGCCTGCTGCTCGTTGCGCTTTTGTAAGTCCCAGCCCCCGCTTAGTAGCCTGATTAAATTTGTGGGCACTTGGTCAGTGTGCTTGATGCGCGGGTTATCCAATATATTCCAGTTAATCTCATCCCACTCGGAGGTCGGTACAAATGCGGGCGTCTCTGCCGGAGCATCCGACGTAACGGGAGCCTCTGTTGCGACAACCTCGGGTGGTTCCATAGCAGTCGTTTCCATTAGATTAGTTCGGGGGGTAAGACGTGCGAACATTCGCGTGCGGTCACAACAGAGTCCCAGTCAATTCGCTCTGGGAAATCCCTCAGAGCTTTCTTCTCCGCCTCAATTCGCTCAACCGCGACAGACTCTTTTGCAAAGTGAGCCCGAAATTGCTCGCGATCCAGATGCAGGAGCATCTTCTCCCGCCGATCACGCAGATATTTCAGTCTAATCTCCTTCGCCTTCTCAACGTCCACAACAATTTCTCCGTCCTCCTCCAGCCGCCAAGCCTCAAAGAACTCGCCAGACCTGTCCTCCGGCACCGGAGATGCGCTCACCTCAATGGCCCCCTCGGGGACGCGGCTCATAAGGGTGTCGTCGGGGATGCTGATCATCCCCACCCCGTCCTTCCCGCCCTCTATTTGAAATACGAAATGTTTCATAGTAGTAGTAGTAGCTTTAGTTCCCGAAAAACACCACGCTGATGTTGGTGTCGTCATATGCGGCATCCCAGTTCTCGTCGCCATCAGTTGCGTCTTCCCCGTCCCAGCTGGCCCGCTCCACGGTTAGTGTTGCAACCCCGTTGGTTCCAGATAAGGATGCCGAAATTCGTACAGCAGGCGAAACGGTAAAGGAGCTTGTGGCCCCCGTACCGTGGTCGAAGCCGGAGTGCGAGCAGACCACTGCCGGGGCTGCGCTGAAAGTCGTGCCACTCGTCGTGATGGTGTACTGGCCAACACTGTTGCGGGTGACTGAGCAATTATATGAATTCACCGCCGCACCGTTCGTGCCCGTGAAATTCACCCAAGCCTTCGCCAGCCCATCGGACTCAATCGCGGTGGGGGTGACCTCAGCTATGGCAGTCACGTAGCCATCAGCACCAACAGTAACCGTGACGTGATTGTCCGCATCCCCGTAGGCACCAGCAGTTGCTCCGGGGTCAGGTAGGGCGGTCATCACTGGCACGGGCATAGCTTCCCAGCTGTCCCCATCATACCAGTACCAGCCCAACACGTTATCGCTGCCGTCAAGTTTGCACCATAATTTGTTCTGGTCAGCTGATGATGGCACGCTAGCCCCCGCAGTGAATAACGCACCGTTGCTGAACGATACATTCGTGCTGCTGACGAAGTTGTTCAACGTGGTCTGCCACGACGTGTGACAGAAGTTGGACGGCAGGCTCCCCGCACTCAGTGTTACTGTTCCCCCAGTTCCTATAGCCATAATTATGCTCCTATTGCTGTCTTCGTGACCTCTCCGTCACATACGACTGTGATTGTCTTCTCTGTGCTGTCGATTGCGTCCACATTAGCATACGGTTCCTCTTGGGTCTCCCGCGCCTTCAGCCTTAACATTTTTATGCGGGCTTTACCCGTCCATTTTATCTTCGCCGCAAACTCCCAACCGTAATTGTACGGTGTGCCAGTGGCTCCCTCAACCGTGTCCGGGGGAGCACCCACCTGTAGTCGCGGCCTGTATTGAGGCAGATAAGTCTGCGGCAAATACTCTCCCACGCAGCTGGTTCCAGCCACATCAGTCCCGCAGTCCTCAAACTTAGCAGAGATACTGAAAGTCTGCCAGTCAATCCAGACGGGGTACTGGTCTGGCCGGAAGTCTATATCGAACGTGACGACCCCAACCACTTCATCCACCCACATGTCCGCGCTCTCCAACTTTTTCGCAGAACCGCCGACGCCAAAATTGTAGCTCGCGGTCTCAATCGCGCTCGTCACCTTATTGAAGATCGGTTCGCCGTCTGTCGAGCCACCACCAGTATCATAGTCTTCGTCAAACAGACTTGGGCTATTGCTTGGCAGTAACTCCCACATCTCCGTGGCTCCATCATTCCCGGCGCGGCCAAAACAGAAGCACTGTTCAGTGTGCCGGAACATCCCGGTAATAATATGCAGCCACTGTATGTTGACAGTCTCGCTGCTACGAGTCACATCCAGCTGCCAATAACCATCATAGGCAGCAGGAGCTTTCTGGGACATGCTCGAAATGAGATCAAAGTCCAACACAACCAGCCCCTTAAAGGCGACACCCTTAGCGGAGTCACGGTAACTGTTGTTGGTTAGGAGATAGCGGTTGTCAAAAAGCACGCCCGACGTATAGCGCAGGTAGTGCGGGTCGTCATCGCGGAGAATGGCACTAACCTCTCGGCTGATCGGCGTGTTGCCGAATTGACTGAAATCCCGCACCGCCTGCACCAGTGAACGTATCCCATCCTTAGCCCTAAATAACACATCCCCGTTCGCCAACTCGGTGCTGAACTGCGACATCGAACCATTGTTAATCAGCACCACCTTCTGCGCCGGGTCAGTTGTCGCAAACCAATCATAGCGGTTCGCTGGAACGGTGACACTACACGCCCCGTTGGACGTAAACACAATTAGCTCCCCCTCGCCTATTGCTGTGTTCGGCGCATGCGTAAACTGCATTGCCGTAATGTCACCGCTACCCAGCGGCACTCTGAATGCGCCTCCACCAGTGACGTATTCGTTCTCTGAAAATTTAAGGACGCCGTTCTCGCCGTTGGCAATATCCCCGGCTACGAAGTTGCTACCCTGAGCGACCCACAGCCTGCCGTGACCGTAGGCCATCGGCCCCGTGCCAGTAGGAACCTCTTTATCCGCCTCAACAGAATAGCGGCCTCCGTTGACAGGATCGTAGATGTACGGGCGATGCGCTCCGTCCTGAATGATGAGGTAGTTCTTCGCTAAATTCTCCTTAACCTGCACCATCCACACGCGCTCGGCATTGGTGTCCATCGGCGCGTTGTTGGTGATGTCACTCACCAGCCAGCCAGCAGGCGTGCGAGGCGGTTCTATCTGATAAATTTGGCCACCAGCAACTGCGATGATATAGCCGTCATCATCATTCTCGGTAAACCACATAGCACCCTGAAACCGTGCGGCTAGAAATGTGCTAGCAGCGGTGCCAGTAAACTTGAGCCGCTTGAATAACGGGCGCGTCTTTGCGAAGCCGCCCCGGAAAGTCGCGTTGCTCGCATAACTGCACTGCTGTTGCCCAACTGTTGAGGGGCTCCGGCCAGAATCCATCCCGCCCACCAAAGTGGTGATGCCGTCCATCAGAATTCCTTTATCGGTGATCATGCCTTTATAATATAGTTAACCACAATGAATGGCTGGATGGCCGACACTTTATCAGGAATGGATTCTCCCGCGCTCCCCGTCTCGCTCTCTTCAGTTAGCTCCGAGGGGCCAGTGGTGTTGCCGGGAACCGTTATGTCCCCAGTAATGATGGGGGCCGTAAAAGCTGTCTGGCCGTCCACGGCCAAAGTGTGGTGGTGGGCGGCTGGGATTCGGTGTGAGTGGGAGAGGTCAATGTCGTGGGAGTGAGCCAGCGTGACCGCATCAATATCGTGAGTGTGATCTGGGATCGTGTGCGTGTGTTCGTGCTCGTGGGTGTGTAGGGCTGCGCCAACCCCGTTCAGTCCGGCAGTTGTGGTGAAGTCGGAATACACGAATGTGTCGTCAATTTCAGTGTCATCTGCGCTGGTATCGTTTCTGCCAATAACGAAGAAAGTGTCAGCCATATCCAAACCTGAACTGTCTGTGTCGTTAAACTGGAAGTCGCCTTCGTAGGTGTCATATCTGCTTGTTGGGACTCCGTACATCTCCCAGTCAGAAATGGTCTCATAGGAGTGGGTGTGTGTCAGATCATCAATGGAGCTATTGCCTGTCGTCGCCTCATTGGTGCTGCCTGTAACGTCAGCCGCGCTGTTGTTGCCGCTGGTGGCAGTCGCTCGATCATCCGCAGCTGTTGAAATTGTATCTATAATAGCCGTGTCGCCAGAATCATACGGCTCGCTGGCTAGAAAGTAGTCAAACGTAAACGGTGTCGCGTCAGCCGAATCATAAGGCTCCGAGACATTGCCATCTATGTCAAAATTGTGAGCGTGGTTGGCACCCAAAGTGTAATCATCATTATCCAGTGTTACTTCGGGCGTGGAATGCGTGTGGCCAGCAATCGGAGCCTGCTTGTGGGTGTGCTCAGGCATATGCCGATTGGTTAGCTCCGTCCCTAACTCCCCCCCAGTCACCCCCGGAGTTAATGCCCCATTCCACGTATCAAAAAATGTTGGAGCACCCGCCCCCACTGGCACGCGCCCAGCCAAGTTAGGAACATTGAACGAGTTGGAACCCTCGCCCGAGCCCCAGCTGGTTCCAATGGCCGCAAACAGGCCCGTATAGATGGTCGAGGATACAGCAGCCCCGTCACATAGCAAATAACCAACCGGAGATGTCAGGCCCATCCACAAAAATATAGCTCCCGATGGCACCCCGGTAGCCGCCTCCTCCGATCCAGTGAGGTCAGCTATTGTACGCGGTGGATGCCCGCTATATTGACCCTTTAGCACACCCCCGATGGTGTACAGTTGAACGCGCTGTGCGCCAATCCCCCTAGAGGTGACGGCGTCCTCCCAGCTCTGCGGGACTTCATTCAGTACAGCGCGTGTTCCCCCGATGATTGGCATTACTTGTAAATAATAATGTTCATTACCTTAACGCCCCGCGTTAATAGCCGCCGCAGCTTCCGCCAACAGAACCGCCGCCTCCTCCCTCATCACCTTCTCCTCAGGCGACTCAGGCCAGTCCTGCTGCAATACCTGCAATCCCTCGAAGTCCGCAGCCCCCACCGCAGCCTCGGCAGCATTGCTCGCCGCCCTCACCGCCGCTCGCCAGTCTGCCCAGTCCTGCCGTACAGCAGTGCCGCCCTCCGCAGC